GATAAAGTCCTGAAAATTATCTCTAGCAAAAGTTTCTTTCCTCTTTATATTTCCGGCATGAGCGGTACCGGTAAGACAGTAATGGTTGAGCAAGCCTGTGCCAATCTGCAGCGAGAATATGTCCGGGTTCAGGTCTCGCCTGAGACTGATGAGGATGATTTGCTAGGCGGCTTTCGTCTCCTGAACGGTGAGACAGTATTCGCCAAGGGACCGGTTGTTCGTGCAATGGAAGAGGGATGTATCCTGCTAATTGACGAGATTGATCGCGGATCCATGAAAATCATGTGCTTACAAGGCGTGTTGGAAGGCAAGCCTATTCGTATTAAGAAAACCGGAGAAGTAATTACTCCTAAGCCTGGTTTTAATATTATTGCCACGGCTAATACCAAGGGCAAAGGATCCATGGATGGTAAGTATGCCGCAGCTAGCATTATTGATGATGCATTACTCGAACGTTTTGCAGTCTCAGTCGAACAAACACATGCCTCAGACACTATTGAGAAGAAAATCATTCTCAAGTATATGACAAAGCTTAATTGCCTCGATGATGATTTCGCTGTTAAGCTTGTGGCATGGTCAGCGGTAATTCGCAGAACCTTCGCTAACGAGGCAATTGATGATGTTATCTCAACTCGTCGGCTATGCCATATTGTTCAGAGCTTTGCAATGTTCGGTGACCGCTTAATTGCTATTGATTTAGCCGTATCTAAGTTTGATGCGAATACTAAGAACGCGTTCCTGGATCTTTATAGCAAAATTGATGAGACGATTAACCGTTCAGACGTGGCAATGGCTATGTTGGCAGAATCAAACAACCCTAATAAGACAATTGCTGCATTAAAGGATGATCCATCACCCTTCTGATCACTCACTGCATAATTGGTTACAATAGTACTGTACAAGTTACCAAAAAGTTGGTATAATAATCTCCTCACAAAGAATTGGATCCACTTAATGTGAGGTGTAATAATAAAACCGGATCTATTAGAAAACAAATCAGAATACATAATGAAAACTACACAGAAAAACAGCCGCACCTCAGCCACAGCAACAGTTACCTGCACCGCTGCTCGTACCAAGACATGTGCTCCAGTTGGTGCAGACAAGCAAATTAGTGCTCAACTAAAAACAATGACTCAGAAACAAGCGCTCCTATCGGTCCTTAGCTCTGGTCGTGAATTTAGTGCAGCTGAAGCTCGTCGGGGCGGGGTTATTAACCCATCAGCTGTTATCTCCCAGCTCCGTGAAGATGGATTTGAGATTTATAGCAATCCTCGTAATTTGGCCAATGGCCACAGCGTTAATAAGTACCGCTTAAACGGTGCTGCAAAAAATGCTTAATCAGTCGAGGGTTTAATAAACCACTTTAGTTAAACATAATTGGCAGAGTCCTTAATCGGACTCTGCCTTTCCTAAAGGAACCGAAAATGAATAACGAGTTATGGCCAGCAGTAGCGCCGGTAATTAGTTCGACTATTCATGGAATGAAGTTTGATTCAGAAAAACCTGAATATTCGCTGATCCCGCCTTACGCGTTAGACGATGTAGTTAAAGTTCTAAGTTATGGCTGTAAGAAGTATGCCAAGGAGAACTGGCGATATGTTGAGAATGCTAATGATAGATATTATAGCGCAGCTCAGAGACATCTCTGGGCAATTAGCCGCGGCGAGATAAACGATCCGGATAGTGGGTTACATCATGTTAGTCATGCAATAACCTCCTTGATGTTCTTATACGAACATATGAATAATACACACACCATACTTAATCCATTGCACACTAAATCTAAATGAAACTTTCACAGTCCACATTAACTATACTAAAGAACTTCGCGGCCATTAACTCAAACTTTGTGGTTACCGAAGGTTCAGTTATTCGAACCATCTCTGAGGCCAAGAACATTCTGGCTCAGGCAACTATACCTGAGGCGTTTACGCAGAACTTTGGTATATACGATCTGAACGAGTTTTTATCTGTGTTCTCATTGATTGAAGACCCGGATCTGGTGTTTACGCCAGACTCAGTCTTAATCAAGGATGCACAGACGAAAGGTTCAGATACCACCACGATTAAATATCGTTTCGCTAATTCAGATATTCTGACTTATCCTAAGAGTAAATCAATCACTATGCCAAATCCTGACCTGGAACTTGAGCTTAGTGCCGACACTCTGAATAAACTTCGCAAAGCCGCAGCGGTATTAGGGCATCAGACCTTGCTGATCCAGGGTGATAAAGGTAAAATTACTTTATCAATTTGTGATTCCAAGGACCCCTCGGCGAATATATACTCTATAGCCCTGGACAAGGTTAGTGCATGTCAGAACACGTTTGCATTCCAATTCTTAATCTCCAATCTAAAGTTAATTAGTGGGGATTATCAGGTGAAGCTTTCATCGAAGCTAATCTCGGAATGGAAACTCAAATCCTCGGAGTTAATCTATTGGTTAGCCCTAGAAAAGAGCAGCACCTTTGATATATAAAAATGGTTTCTTTCACTAGTAAAGAATAAACAAAAACACGAACAGTAATTATAATTATGGCAAAAGCAACTAAATCAGTCAGTAAAGCAGCAGCCCCTAAGTCGATCGCTGAAGATCCCGCGGTAACACCTTCGCTAGCCGAAGACGGTACTGCGGCCGCAACCCCACCTCCCGTATCAATCGGAGTTCAGGATCTGGCATTCATTGTCCAGATCATTGACACACTCTCTCGGAGAGGCGGATTTCAGGGCGATGAACTCGCAGTGATCGGTACCTATCGAAACAGGGTCGACTCCTGGGTCAAGCAAAATACTCCAGCAGCCGCGGCTGATGGAACTAAAGCAGATGATACTATTAACGCCGTGCCAGCAGCGCCAGCCGTTTAATAATCATTAGCCTACAAATAATCAGGTGGACATATGCATAAATAACATTGTCCACCTGATTTCTCAATTTCCAATATATTATGAATCAAAAAAATGTGAATGAATTCCTCTGGGTCGAGAAGTATCGTCCTGAAACTATTCAGGAGTGTATTCTTCCGGCCAATATCAAAAAGACTTTCCTGGGTATAGTGAAAGCTGGCTTAATGCCAAATATGCTTTTAAGCGGGACCTCCGGTCTAGGTAAGACTACAGTGGCTATAGCCCTGTGCAAAAGTCTGGAATTGGACTATATACTGATCAACTCCTCAGAAGAGTCCGGTATTGATATTCTTCGAAATAAGATTAAACAATTTGCCTCGACTATCTCACTCAGCGGCGGAGATAAAGTAAAAGTTGTCATACTTGATGAAAGTGATAGCCTGAACCCGCAATCTACGCAACCCGCCCTCAGAGCATTCATTGAAGAATTCTCTAGCAATTGCAGGTTTATCTTCACCTGCAACTTCAAGAACCGAATTATCGAGGCTCTTCATTCCAGATGTACCGTGATTGAGTTCAATACTTCTAAGAAGGATTTAGCCGTATTGGCCATGGAATTCATGAAGAGACTTAAGGTTATTCTGAAGAGCGAGGGTATTAAGTTTGATGATAAGACCTTGGCCGAATTAATTATTAAACATGCGCCTGACTGGCGCAGAGTATTAAATGAATCCCAGAGGCATTCAATCTCCGGTGAAATTACCACTAACGTTTTAGTGGGAATGTCAGATCAGACGATGCTAAGCCTAGTTGCCGCCCTGAAAGACAAGGACTTTAAGACCATGCGCGGGTGGGTAGCAAATAATAATGACATTGATAGTTCCGTCATATTCCGAAATATCTTCGATCAGGTCGTAGAGATTGCTAAGCCCGGTAGTATTCCCTCGGCCGTTATTATTCTGGCCGATTATCAATACAAGGCTGCATTTGTGGCTGATCGTGAATTAAACACTGTTGCGTGTTTAACCGAGCTCATGGCCTCGGTTGAATGGATCTGATGAGCATACCTAAAAAGTTATCGCCATTTGACTTTATTAACAGCATCAACGAGGGTCTGCGCGGAAAGACCGTGCTCTCGGATGAGGATGTTGAATCTGGCTATATACCGTTCATGGTTAATCGCGGGCTATCATATTTCAATGAGACTATATTATTAGCCAATGAAATGAACATGCGAGCGCCCACTGCAACCAAGGGAATGCAGTATAATTTTCTAAGGTCAACTGTACGTCCGGCTAAACGCTTCTCTAAGTGGCTTAAACGTTCAGCAGATGATTCTGATGTAGAGGCTATCAGATCGGCCTATGGCTATTCCAGAGGTAAAGCGCAGGCAGTACTGGGCATATTAACGGCGGATCAGATTCGGGTAATCCGTGAAAGGTATCTTCAGAAAGGCGGAATATATAAATAGTTTCATAATGAATGATATGATTATGAGTGATTCTATATCTATACCGCCAATACCACGTGAAGAAGTATTAATAACCGACTGGACTCCAGCCATGATGTTAGAAGTAACATTAAATGAGCCGGATGATTTTCTAAAGATTCGCGAGACCTTAAGCCGCATCGGAGTAGCCTCTAAGAAAGAGGTTAATACCCTGTACCAATCTTGTCATATTCTGCATAAGCAAGGTCGCTATATTATCACACACTTCAAGGAGCTGTTCCTGCTGGATGGTAAATCTGCCAACTTTAGTGTGGATGACCTGGGCCGACGGAATACTATAACCTTACTTTTAGCTGACTGGGGCCTGTTATCAATTGTTGACATGACTAAGACTCATCCCAGATCCTCTCTCCGGGAGATTAAGATCATCTCTCATAGTGAGAAAGCCTCCTGGGACCTGCAAGTGAAATATCAAATTGGAAAAGTAAAGTCAAAACGTTAAAGGAGAAACGTATATATA